ATAATGATAATTGGCCAAAAAGAACCAGGAAATATTTGTGCTAAACCAATCACAGAATAAAAAGCTGCAATAGCTGAAAGTGCTAATGCAGTTAAAAGTGGAAAGATTACTTGTGTCATCCGAAAAAGTCCTCGATTGAATTTTGTTTTTCTGTTTTCCAACCCATGCAATCTAAAACTACACGAATTGGTTCTAAAAAGGCTTTGTCAAATTGTACATCATAGTCAATGAATTCTTGTAAATCCAATTCTTTTGGTAATCTTTGTGGAAAACTAATTACCATGTCTTTGACTGGATTTGGCATTTTAAGATAAGCAAACTTCAATTTTTCGCCTTCTTGGATCATAGGATACTTATTCTCCAGTCCTAGGCGCTTTAGGTGAAAATTATAAAGAATTGCACCTTTTACATGAATTGGTGTGCCTTTCTTATACAATGTTACTGAATCTGAGTATTGTGCGATGCCATTACAACCTCTTGGTGATGAAATATCTTCTGGAGGCAATCTATTGAATTCATCACGGAAATTAGCAACAAACTTATGAACATCTTCTTCTGTACCCATCATCATCAGATTCAAAACTTTTTTCATCTTCTCACGGATAACGGAAGGCGTAGAAGATTTAACCATTTCCAAACCCATTACTTTGAGTTTTGGTTCTTTATACACAATACCTTCGTTGTTATACACATTCAGCGCATAGCGTTTCTTGGCAGTCCACAAACCTTTGTCTGCCAATGCTTCACGTTTCATTTGCATTTTTTGTGAGTGTGCGTGGACATAATCAGCAAGCTCTTGATAACTTTCGTCAATAAACGGTTGTATTTTATCTTCACAGACCTTATCCATGAAGGTGATGATTGAATTAGTGTCCGTCTTTTCTTTATACACTTTATCAACGAGTTCACCAAGACGAAGGTAAATCGAATCTGTATCTGAGGCGATAACATAATCTTTTTCTGTCTTTAATAATTTGTTCATAAACAGATTGAGCTTCTTCTCAATCCAACGGATGCTTAATTGGCCTGCTTGTGTAACTGCAAGTGCCTGACGCAAATCATAGAAACGAAAGTATTGTGAGCCAAGAGCACCGTAAGCGGAGTTTAATGAAACCTTTTTAGCAAGTTGTAGATTATTATACCGTGCAATTAGTTTTTCTAATTCTACTTTTTTCTTCTTATCAGTTTCAACTTGATAATCTTGTTGAGCCTTAATCATTAACTTCTTAAATTTTTTCCGATCTTCATACATTTCTTCCATCATTTTAGGAAGAAAACCTTGTTTGCGTGTTGTAAAGTATTGACCGTTTGGTGTCAATGTAACACCTTCTAATTTGCTTGTATCAACTTTCATGTCAAGCATTTTGTCAACATTTACGCCATCGGAAATAATACGCCGCATTTCTAATGTGTATTCGTGCGGCTCAATAATTGTTTCTGGTGAAATATTATATTGAATCAACAAATGTGGATACAGAGAATTGAGGTCAAACGATGCAACCCAATCGTGCTTGCCAACTTGTGGTTCTTTAACATATGCACCTTCAAATGCTGACTCTTTGTCTTTGCGTTCTTTTGGTGGTACAATAATCTTCTGTTCTAACAAATAACAATTAATCAATGAATCCCACATACGAGTTTGAGCAAATACATCTTCAAAGTTCGTTTTAGTATCATACGCCAAAGTTACAGCCAACTCAATTAATTTCAACTTATCTTCCAAATCTACGATAAGTTCTACGTCTTTAATGTTGTATTCAATAAACTTTTGGTAGTTTAATTTATAGAGTTGGTGAAGATTATCATACTCTGAATAATCTAGTTTGTTTGTACCAAGTTCTACTGAGGCAATATGGTCAAGTTTATAGGACTCTTGTGACTTACCTGCAGGAGCATACCAGCGGTATAACTCAATATAATCAAGACAAGAAACGCCGAGTATCTCATATGTTGTTTGTTTTTTACCTTTAATGATTTTTTCACGCTCTGCAAGACCACCCCATGGAGATAGTTTCTTGGTCAAATCTGGCCCAAGAATTCGTTGCATACGATTGTGAAGATACGGAATATCAAAGAATTTAATATTCCAACCAGACATAATATCTGGCGTGTTTGCTTCCCAATCCATCAGGAAAGTTTTAAGAAGGGTATATTCGTCTTGGCACTTGATATAGTCAACATCATCACGGGTATTGTCAAAATCCCCGCATCCGTAAACGCTTAACCTTTTATTTAGTCTTTTTACAGCTACGGCGGTCACCGGTTCGCTGGCGGTGGCTGGGTCCGGGAAGCCGTTTTCTGACCCAACCTCAATATCGATGATGGCTATGTCAAGGTCTTTAATGTCCCAATCTATGATTCCCTTTTGAGTGTCAGCGATATAGGCATACTCAAGCCTGGTGTTCCCAAACATCTTGAAGTTTTGAACTTCTTCATACCGTTTGATGAATTCTTTAGCCTCACGGATAGAGCCAAATGATTTAGGCTCAAGCACATCTCCCTGCAACGAACGCCATTCGGTATTCTTGTTCGTAGGAAAATACAAAGTCGGAGAGTATTCGATCTTTTGTTTTACTCTCCGACCATTGTTGAGGCCTCGGTACATAATGTGATTACCGAAGCATAGAACGTGTGTGTAATACTTACTCATTCATTTTTTTGATTTTTTTTGTGTTTTTGCTTCTGGAACTTCAATACTTGAATTAGGTGTTTGATCCCACATTAATTTATTGTATTGAGCTTCAAGTGTTGCATTAGGTGTAGTGATACAAAGAACATCAGACATATTAAACTTGATGCCTGTATCGAACTCTAATGTGTATTCCAAAAAAGGTGCAAAACCTAATTGCAAACCTTCTTTAACTACCTGTTGAACAACTTGAACAGGAGCTTTGACAATAATTGTTTTGTCATCAACACAATCCACTTGAGCAAGAATTGTTTGATTACTTCTAAAGCTAACTAATTTGTTTTTCATATTTTGGTCTCCGCAGATAAAACTCCGATTGTAATCCATCTTTTAGGAAATAACATTTCTCTGCCTTGAAAATCCTTCATATCATAATTGGGATCTTGTACCCAACCAACAACCTCAACTTGATTATCAAAATCACGAAGCACCAAGTCATACTTCTCAGCTCTTGGCATTTTATGTTCAATGGCAAGTTTTTTAGCAAGTTCACGCAGATTCATTTTGTTTCCTTAAAGTCATAAAAAAAGTCATTGTTGTTTCTGGCAGAGTGTTTACTAAATTGCTCTACTGAATACAACTTTGTTGCTATTTTAAAATCTGGCATTTTAAATTCAGGCACCGTCAAAGAAGAATCAAAGAATAATGTTTTATTATTTGGCTGTGCGGCGAATTGACCGTTATCCATTTTAATAAAATTATAACTCTTATGTTCTTCTACTGTTTCGGAAAATCCTGTATTTAAATAACCAGGGTCGTTTTGGCAAAAGTCAACTGTAAACATATATTGACCAAATTGCCACTTTCTATCTTTGTCTAAGAATTTACACTTCAACAAGCGAAGATTATCTTTTTCAATGATAGTAACATTATAACTCAAACAGTCCCATATTTGCAAGTAATCCAAAGGCAAAGTTGCATTTTTGAGGTCTGTTTGCCTTGATACAAACGCATGTATTGGAAGTTTATCATAAAGAGCACCGTAGTTTGGTAACAGCGCTTCTATACGAAAGGCTTGATTCTTAATACACTTCAATGTCATCCAAATACAAGGTTCTAATTCTCCATGACCTTTTTCAAAGTCATAGAGAAATTCCTTTTTAACAAAGCATTGAATTGGTGGCAAATTATGTACAAGAAATGCCATTTTATTTATTTTCCTTTGTTAAGTTTTTAATAACTACTGATTTACCCACTACTTCATAATCTAATTTATCACCAACATTCCAATCCAATTCTTTAACAAGTTCTTCTGGTAATTCTAAAATCGCATCACCAAAACAATCTATTGCTAATACTTTAGCTTCATAAATCTTTGACATGATTCACCTCTATTTCGCATTTGTTTAAAAATTTTAAACCTTCTTCACTTCTATAATGACTACGAAAATAAAACCTTTTAATGCCTGCTTGATGAATAAGTTTAGCACAATCTAGGCATGGTGCATGAGTACAGATCATATCAGCACCATCAGTAGAGTTGGTAGACCGTGCTACTTTGGCAATTGCATTTGTTTCTGCATGAAGAACTTCGGGTCTAGTTTTTAATATTTGACCACCATCTTCATGTTGTTCTATTAATTCTTCACAATTATTATCCCAACCGCTTGGCATTCCATTATAACCAATACCAATAATCGTGTTATCTTTTACAATCACACAACCAACTTGCAAGCGTTTAGCAGAAGATAACTGTGCATAAGCTTCTGCTGCCTTTAAGTGTGCTTGAATAAATTTTTCTTTCAATTTAAGAATACCAAGGGCACTTCAGCTTTTCTTAAAGAATTTGCGAAGATGAAGAAAGGAACAAATCTTTCATTTAGAAAACCAGGATACCTCCAAGGTAAAGGTTCTGATGTTATTTGTTGCGTAGGATAAGTCGATTTACAATTTGTCCAAACAAACTCCATAATTTGAAAATATTCATTTATCATTTTTTGATATAGGTCTTTACGCATGATGTAAACACCCTCGTAGTTAATGATGTTATAACCAGTAAACCACCACATATGTGGTGCATACAAAGGATTTACTTTTGTAATTCCTTCTTTAAATAAATCCCAATACTCTCTTGGTTGAGATTGTAAATATTGTTCTTCAATAGAAATATCTATTGTTCTAGGCCTAGAAATAATTAAATCAACAGAATCAAAAAGTCTTGATGCTGCTTCCCATTGAGCATCTGAAGTTAAAAACTTTACAGTTTCTTCATTTGCTGACATGGTTATTTTTTCATATGGATTTCTGTGAGCATCTAGTATATAAAGATAACGGCGATATGAATTAACTCCAACATAGTCTGGTCCATTTACTCCAAGATTTGCAGCGAAAACTTCCGTTGCTTGTTGACCCATAGCTCGAAGAAATTCTTGTTCAGAGATCATGCAATAATGATGTTTGTAATCTAAAATGCCATGATGAGTGACATTAACGAATTCTTTCCTGTCTACAGGAGGATGCCACTCATATGGACCGGTACCACCAGCATGACAAGGAGTTACCCAATTAGATTCATAATTGAAAGGAAATTCCTTATGAAGATGAACAAACATTCGAATGTTCTTCATCATTCTTCCTTAGGTACGTTCTTATTTTTCTTTTCGTGTTTGACTGGAATTGAAGCAAGAATTTCAGCTTCAATCATCGTTTTTTTAAACTCATTAGGATTGACACAGAATTTACCTGCCATCATCCGTTTGGTTGATTTGCTCAACCGAAAGTTTCTATCTCGCTTGTTCATAATATCTCCATGTAAAGCGGGGCAAAAGCCCCGCCGAGTTATGCAGCTTTCTTCTCTTGCAGAAGTTGCGGCTTAAACTCTTTAAGTTCATTACCAATTTCAATCTTGCGTGGTTTCTTGTGTTCAGGAATTACATTCTCTAAACCAATACGCAAAATTCCATCTTTAAATTCTGCACCTTTAACTTCTACAGTATCAGCAATAGTCAATTGTTTTGTAAATGATCGAGTGCCAATACCACGATGCAGATATGTAACTTCAACATCTTTTTCTTTTTTCTCACCTTTGATTGTCAATGTACCATCTTCTGCTGTAATTTCAATATCTTCTTTACTGAATCCAGCAATGGCAAGCTCGACAACATAATGTGTGTCTTTTAGCTTGATGATATTGTGTGGTGGAAAAGATTGGGTTACTTTTGTTGCATTATCTACATTCAAAAGTCTTTCAACATCATCAAAGAAACGCTCAAAACCCAATGTTGTGTGAGCCAATGGCCCAAATGAAATATGACCGAGTGTCATAGTATTTCTCCTATTAAGCGAGTTAATCAAAATTGCGGCCCATTAGGCGCCGCACCATTATTTATACAACAATTTAATATTCGGATGTTTTTTTGCCAATGTTATATTTGGCAATTAAATCCCAATCATCCTTTTCTTTAAACGAAATAATCTTTATTTGGTGTAAAGGTGCTATATTATCTTCAATCAATCTACGATTCAATATCTTTACAAGACCCCATTCTTCTAATAAATTAGCAATTGCATTCCGTCTTTGTATATCATTCTCTGAAATATTGGATGGCTTACCATCTAGTGCAAATAGTTCTTTGAAGTGTACGATATAATACTTGCCTTGTTTATGTAAAATGTGGCAAGATTGATATAATACTTTTTCTTTCCGTGAAGAAACACCAATACGAGTAAGAGTTTCCCTCACCTTTAAAAAATCGTCTTGTTCGTTAAGGCTTACCTCAACAAATTGAGTCAAGTCAACCATATTACTTCCTTAATCCACCGGTATCGGTTTGTTCTTTTAGTTGTTGGATCTGGTCTTTGCTTAGTAAGCGGAGTGCCTCACGGGCCTTTGAATCGGAGAAACCATAGACTTGTTTTATACATTCCAAATCATCACTTTTCTCAGACTTAACCCACTTCGCAAAGGGCCTTTTTTGAGACCTGACGGTATTTAGTAAAAAGTCATTTTGCAACTTCTTATCCAGAAAATGGCGTCTGTTCATTTCATTTGCATACAGAACGCAATCTTTATGATAAGATAAAGAACGATTAATAATGAATGGATTGTATTCTTTTTCTGTCAGGTCGTCAACAATTAATTGTTTTTTACCTTGTAAAATCTCTTTGACAAAATCGAATGGGTTCATACAAACTCACAAGATACCATTAGTTCAGTCAGACAAGCCACCGTATTCACTTCTTGATCAGCAACAAACGCAGCCTTGTATTGATAGTCAGCAAGAATAATGACCGCCTGTGGAATTGATTGCGGTTTCATTACATCATAAAGAGAATCATAAATCTTACG